CTCCGCAAACTCGGCAATGGCCTGAATGTTTGACCCGCTTGACCACGACCGCGAATACCCGGAAACAAACAGCGGCGCATTTGGGCGGATGTTCGCGTCGTTGGCGATGTCGTACTTTGTGGTGAGGTTGTAAAGCGTGTTTTGGCCTAGGTTAACCTGCGTGGCCGCTGAGCTAGTTTTGATGCCGGTGGTGTAGAGGCCGATGGTGTTCCCGTCGATTGTGACCTTATCAGCGCTGCCAATGCGGATTGCAGTCCCAGAGCCCTGCATGTTGTTGCCAATGATGGCCACGTTGTCGATGTCGTCGGTGGTGTCGCCAATATCGATTGCTTCGTAGCCGGACGCTCCGGCCCCGGTGAAAATGTTTGATGAAATGTTGATGAACGCAAAAGAGTCAGGCGACGGCGCGCGAACCTTTACGCTGAACTCGGTCTGATTGTCAAACGAGTTGCCGATTATTGAGGCAATGATGGTGTTGGTGTTCGACTCCAAATCAATCGCACCACCCTGCGTGTTGAATTTATTGGATGCGATACGCGCCCCGCCCGCCGACAGCCATTTAATCGCCGTCGTTCCAATTCCACCGGCGCCAACGACTTGAAAATAGTTCCCGGTGATGGTTTGATCGCCCGCGTCGGGGTTGTCGTAGTTTTCCAGCCGCAACCCCTCGTAGGAGTACGCGGAAAACATATTATTATTCACCCACGGAAGGCATCCGCGCTCTAAATGCATCCCCGTCCGAAGTTGCGATAGTTGCAAATCACGAAAAATGGAATTGCAGTTTTGGTAAGTTGTTGGGCCAGATGGTACGGGCGCGGTCAATTTGATTCCGCCGCCGCTAGCCATCGAGCCCGTCCCGCCGATGGCTAGATTGCTTACGTGGACAGGAAAAATTGTATCGAAGATCATGGCCCACTGATCGCCCGTTACATAGACGTAGGAGCCGGTGCCGGGATCGTTTCCAGCGCCAGCGATGGTGAGCCCCTGTTGAATGTAGACCGTCGTTTCCTCGCCCGGTGCGGGCGCGGATGGCGTGTGCGTGCCCAACGGGATGAATAGGCGCTTGGCACCCGTCGCCATGCGCGCCGCCTCGTGAATGCCGTCCGAAGCGCTGCCGATAGTCCACGCGCCGCTATGGTTGTTGGCCGGGGTAAATGTGATGTCGCAAGTTGAGCCGCTGCCAGAGACGGCGGTGATGAGCACGGTTTCAGCGGTGCCGGTGCCGCCGCTGATGCGGACGTTGTGGTGGGTGCTGTACGGAGCGACGCCATCAGGGCAAGGGGTCAGCGTGACCGTGGCGGGCGTGGCGGCCGTGAGGGAGCCACCGGGCGTCTGTGACCAGTCGTAGTCGCTGGTGATGACATCTACGCCAGAGCCACAGGTGCCCCATGCCCACGTACCACTGCCGTCAGTTTGCAAGCATTGATCGGCAGTACCATCGGCAGATGGAAGCGTCCAGACGATGTTAGACGGAACAGACTGCGGAGCCTTGATACCGACGTAGTTCTGGCCGTTCGTGCGCCGCTCCTGCATCCGCAGTTCGCCCGTAGCGCTGCCGGCGCTTTGGGTGATGGTAAGAGGCGTCTGTGACTGCCCAAACGCCGCCAGGGCGGCCAGGGCGCAAAGGATGATGGGTTTATTCATAAAGAACCGAATAGGGCGCGCATACCGCCCACCACTTGCCGTCGGCACGCCCGCGGAACTGGAAGCACGTAACCGCGCCATCTTTTCCGTGGAGCGTAGAGCCGAAATTTGTATTGAAATCGGAGTCGAAGCTGATCGTGTATGGCCCAGCTCCCTGCGTCACGTAGACGGTCAGCAGGTCGGCCGCGGTGGGCGTGTACGGGCTAGCGATGGTGGTATTGGCCGTCAGCGTGATTTCGATGGGCGTTGACCTGCCGCCAGTGCCGGTCGAGCCTCCGGCCACAAACGAGCTCGTGGCACCGCCGCCAGACGAGCCGCCCGCGATGGCCTTCCAGAACTCGACTGCGCCGCCAAGACGGTTCGTGCTGATCGCCTTGGCCGTAAATTGCAACCACTGCCCGTAGACGTCGCGGAGGGAGACTTCGCGGATCAAATATGTGCCGCTGGAGACGTCGAAGTAGCTATTAGCGATGGTCTGAAGTTGCCCAGGCCGCAGCGTGTGGCATGTCGCCTCTATTTGCTGGTCGGTTTCGTAGGTGATCTCGACGGCGTTGTTCTTGCGCGCCGCCACTAGCGCCAAGCCTTCAACGCTGGCCTGTTGCTGTCCAATGCCGGGACGGTCGAACGGCAGCGCATAGATGCCGCTGTTGCCTTCGAGCGTGGCGGTGGCGGAGATGTCTGCGCTATCCTCTTCGGCAATCGTGTTGGCACCGAACTTGCGGTATACCACGCGGAGCGTATCGGCTGCCGTAAGCACGGTTTGGTCGGCATCTTGCCGAATATAGACCTTGCCGATTTCGTAGTAGTACGCGCGGTCCGAGTCGGTGAGCCACTGGGCAAACTCTTTGTCCTCGCCGTTCACCTGGACGCGGACAATCTGCCCGACGGGGTTCGTGAGGGACCATTTGACGGTTGAGCCGTCGCCGGTGAAGGATTCGTCCTCATACCCGATTTGCTCGATATCCACGTTGACGAGCGCGGAGTTGCATTTATCTTCGCGCGTGGTGCGCACGCGAATGTTGCGGTAGTTGCCGCTGGTGTTGTTGATCGAAAACGGCGCGGTTGCAAAGGTGCGCGGCTTGAAAAATAGATCGCGCTCCTCGTCAATCCACCACACATAATTCGAGGCGTCGGCTAGGGCGGCGATGGCTTCCGAGACGGACGTGCCCGCGTCGAAGATGACGGTATCGACCACCGCGCCGCTGTCGATGTTGGCGGTGCCGATTGGCTCGGATGTAGCCGCGTCGGTGAGTAGAGCGGATACGATCAGCCCGGCCCGGTTGGTGACGAGAATTTGGTCGAGCGTGCCGGCGTCCGTGATATTGACCGCGGCGCCACCGCTGGTGAGGGAGAGCTGCAGCGCCGCGCCGCTGGCCGATATCACGAAGTATTCGACGGTGGCCGAGAGCCCGCCCGGAACCGTGCCGTTGGCGTGCGCCTTGACGCGCACTTTGTCGCCGTTGCTGAGGCTATGCGCCACCGTGCAGGTCAGCGTGTCCGTGCCCGCGTTGGCGGTGTACTCGAAGTTGCGCTCATAAATCAGCGGGCGGCCGGTGCTGGTGTTGTAGCAGAAGCGGCGGTCAAGGTACTGTTCCCACGAAACGGCGCGGATGGCATAATAGCGCCCGGTCGGGTTGGCTTCCGTGATCGAAAATTCGTCCACTTCGTCCACTGAGCCAGCCCATAGTTTCGTCGCTCCCTCGAATAGTTCGAGGTCTTTGCCGACGACCGGGCGATAGCTGCCGTCTTCGCTGATAACCGTCACGCTTAACCCGGCGCGGGAGCCGAGCGAGTAGGACATTTCGAGCGTGCCTTGTTTCGCGGAGACGGTGGTTCCGTCGATTTTTACGATGGGGGTGGGCAAGGGTTAGCCGCGTGGGATGACGCCGTACTGCTTCAGGGTCCGAGTGATTTCTTCGAGCGCGGCTTTCGGATCGCCGCCGTTCAGGTTAATAACAACGGACGCGCCGCCGCCCGCGCCTACCGCCATCTGGCGCTGCTCCATGCGAATCAAGGACTCCCACACGGACTTCATGTAGGGCCAGAACTCGTTGCCTTTTTCGAGAATGTGCAGGAGGTGGATTTGGCTGTAGCGGACTTCCTTCTCGATGAGGTCGAGGGATTTGTTCATCCCGGCCATCTGGAAATTTCCGATGACGCCAGAGATGGCAGAGACGACCGAACCCACCGCGCCAACGATTCCGGCGATTCCAGACGATGCGGCCGACGCCGCGCCGCCGATGCCTCCAGCGGCAGAGCCAGCCGCGCCAGCAACGCTCCCGCCCGCGCTTGATGCGGCGGAGAATACCGAGCCGCCAACGGACGTTGCGCCGCCGAACACCTTGCCCATCAGCCCGCCGACGTCCAGGAGCTTAGAGGTCAGCTTGGTAAGCGCTCCTTCGATTAGCAGCCGAGTGATAGACTGCGCCGCCTGTTGCGCGACACTCTTAAACATGTCGCCCAGCTTGCCGCCCTTGAAAATGATGTCAGTGATGCCGCGGCTCAAGTCGGTGATTACCGTTGAGACTTGCTGCATTGCGGCCTTGCCGACTTTTCCCAGGTCTTTGTACCGAGCGGTGATGGCGGCGTGCTGCTCTTTCGTCATCATGCCTTCGGGGCCGATGTTTTTTGAGCCTTTGATAAAATCGCCCATGCCGTTGTCATTCGCCAGGTCCACGGATGGCGCTTTCGGCATTTTGAAGTCGCCAAGCATCCCGCTCAACCCAAGCGGCGGAGCATCAGATAACTGGCGGTAGCTCTGGAACAGTAGGTCGAATGAGCGCGCCACACGCTGCGCGCCGCTGATGGTGACTTGTTCCCAACGGCCCGTGATTTCCGCTATCTTTTTGACAGCTTCGGCCTTTTTTGTATCGGCGTCTTTGAAGCGGTCAAACAGCGCCAAAAGCTCCATGGTCGGCAGCTTTGCCGATTCCATGGCCTTGGCGTGCTTCTCAACAGCGGTAGCAGCGGCGGCGTGGGCCTCGGCGTGCTTTTCAACGGGCGGCGTAGACTGCCCTAGGAGTTGCATGTAGCCGGTAATAGCCGCAGTGCCCGCGCCGAACGCTACCGGCGTGCCAGTGCCGACGCGCTCGTTTAAGCGCTGGATAGCCTCGCCCGTGGTATCGACCGGCTTTCCGCCGTTGTCGACCAAAAACTTCATGAACAGCCCGACGCCAGCGGCGGCAGCACCAGCGGCCACGCCCGCAAGTGAAAGACTGCTTGCGAACGCCTTGATGATCGGGATGCCTTTATTCAGCACGCCGACAACCAGCGCGCCCTTTTCAATCAGCGTGCCGAGAGCGACCAGCGCCAGCGGTGCGGCGGTAGCCACTGCGGTGAGCCCAATGGCCCAGTCCTGCGTGGGTTGAGGCAGATCCCGGAACGCCGTAGCCAGCGACTTCGCCTTCTCGATGCCGGGCGTCAGGAAGTCGTCAAGCACGCGCTGCGCGATGGGGAGGAGCGTCTTCCCGAACTCCGCCGCCGCGTCCTTCGCGGCCATCTGGATATTCTCCCAGGAGTTCTTATACGTGTTCCCGGCGCGCTCGCCCTTGGCTAATTCGTCCGTGATAATGCGGATGAATTGCTGCGAGGATATGCCCAGCCGTTCAAACGTCTTCGCAGGGTCGCCCAGCGCTTCGGCGCCGAACTTTTCCTTGATGATCGCGGCCAGTTGCGGGATGCGCTCGATAATCGGATCGAGGTTTTCTTTAGTGACCTTGCCGACAGCGCCAAGCTGCGACAACTGACGGATCACCTCGTTAAAGTCCTCGCGCCCGCCACCGACGACGGCCAGGGCGTTGCCGAGTTCGCCCATAATGCGGCGGGACTGGTCGGCGGAGTTGCCGAGGATCTGAAGGCGGATAGTGCCTTTGACGGCCTCTTCCAGTCCCAGGCCGGGGAGCTTCGCCACCTCGCGTAGCTTCGCCATTTCCGTGGCCGTGGCTTCGCTCGACTTCATCACGGCTTTGAGCCCCATGGTGAGCGATTCCATGTCGGAACCGGCTTTGATAGCGGCGGCGCCGGCGGCGATCAGCGGCGCTGAAAAGCCGATAGAGAGCGCGGTGCCGGCTGCCGTGACATCGGAGGCAAAGCGCTTGACTTTGTTGAGGGAGCGGTCTACCTGTTTATCGAAGTCGTCGGTACTTGCCCCGATGCGCACTATGAGGTTGGAGAGTATGGGCATCGTTTACCGTCGTCTAATGGGTGTCGGGGAAGGTGGTGTCTGGGCTTTTTGGGCTTTTTCCTGCTCGTCGGCTTTCAGCTTTAGATAGCAGGCCCATTCGGTGAGTTCAGAGGAGGGCATCGCGGCGGTGAGTTCCGCCACGGTTTTATGCAGGATTTCGGCGAGGGCGAAGAGAAAACGCCGCTCGCCTACGAGTTTTTTTCCAGGTCGTCGGCGGCTTTGTCGGTGAGGCCGGATAGCTCGCAAATCTTCGTGGCGATCCGGTCGATAACATCGCCTGATTTACCCAGGAGCATGTCCTGGTGCGCCTTCTCGAATAGCTTCGCGCCCGTGGCCGGGTCGGTGGCGCAATCAATAATCAGGCGGACAGCCGCGGCGTGGGGTATGTTCTTCGCGTTGGCGCCGAACTCAACCCGCTCTTTTGCCGTCATCTCCCGGACGCCGATCTCCACCCCCCACTCGGGAATCGTGATTGCGTCCGTCTTCAGCGTCACCGCTGAAATTCTCTCCAGGATCGTGCTCATTTGGCTCCTTTGCCTTGATCGTGATGGGACCAGGCAGGTTTAATGCCCACCCGTTCCAGTAGTCGATTTCCGCGCCGTTGCGGCACACGCGGTTGATTTCAGACTCGGGAATGACGAGCGCCCGAGCCTGTTTGTCGTAGTGCATTACGTGGTCGAGAAGTCCACTTCGCCATGCAGCGCGAAGGAGACGTTTTCCTTAATGAGTTCGTTCTCGCCGCTGGTGATGCCGGCGCTCGACATGTGCCCGGCGGCCATGAAGCGGTCATTCCCGGCCAGGTTCGTGTAGAGGTAGAGCACGTAGTAGCTGCCGAGGTTCGTGTTGGCGAAGTAGGCGTTATTGTAGAAGCGCTGGAATGAAATCGTGCCGGATTTCATGACCAACGTGCGCTCTTTCCACGTGTCGCCAAACGTCTGCGACTCCTCGGTGATGACTTCGGAATCGTAGGACCACTCAAACGCCTGCGCGGCCTGCGCCAGCGTTAGGTATTCGGCGGTGATCGTGATTGTTCCGCCGGCGGTGTACCCATTCGTGAGGGTGATCTTCCCCGATGCCCAGCCAATTTGATAGTTGGCCTTCGGCACGGTCGAGACGCCGTCCAGCACGGTCACGGCCGCGTTGGGATTGATCGCCCGTTTCGCCGTGTCCGTGATCTGGTAGACGCCGCCACCGAGGGAGGTTACTGCCTCCCCCGTCATGGCGGTGCCCGATCCGGTGGCGATGTAGATGTCGGCTGCGTTTCCTGCGAGTACGGCCATGATGGCTCCTTAGGTGTAGGACAGCGCGCCGGTTCCGGTGAAGGTGTAGGAGGCGGTGATGATGCCGTTTTCAGGCGCGGAGAATGACGCCTGAACGAAGGCGTTCCCGCTGTAGTAATTCGTACCGTCCAGGTAGAAGCGGATCGCCACGGTGGAACCGGCGAGGAAGGCGGTCTTCAACGCAACGTGGCCGTTGGTGTCGGCGGTGTCGAGACGGCCGGAACCGCTGCCGCTCCATTCCTTGATGGTCGAGGTGCGTTCTTTCCAGGTGTCGCCGAAGGCTTGCGTCTCTTCGAGTCCGGTCTGGACGTCGAGCGACCAGTTATCCATCTCGCCGATTGTGTTCGTGCTGATCTTGAGCGCGGCAGCATTGCCTACCATTACAGCCATAGGGGCTCCTTTCGCCTCACGGCGATAGCTAGAAGTGGGT